CAATAATTAAATTATTTTTTTTTTTATAAATAAAAAAATAATTTTACATTTTACTAATTCCCATTGTCTTTTTTGGTCTACCACGTTTCTTTTGTCCTGATAATGGAATGTTTTTAAAAATGTCATCTGATGATTCATCTTTTATCATTTCTTTTTCTTGTTTTCTAACATTCATTGTTTTAAGTATATTTTCCAAATCAACATTGTCAGCTTGATTTGATTGTCCTAAAAAATTATTTGTTGGCCCAGACATTTTTGATGGCATCATATCTTCTGATGTTTCAGATCCTCTAAAATCAGAATTTCTATTCATCATTCCGTTAGTTGAACCTATATTTTGAAAATTTTGTGGCATTTGAGTTTTTACTTGCACAGGTTGCTGTTGCTTTTGATTTCCTAAAACATTTCCTATAAAATTTGTAAAAGCATTACTTGAATCTAATTTTGTAATTTTTTTCGTAACAGTAAACATTGTCGCTGAACTAATAATCATAAAGATTAATTTTACTTCAGGAGACATTTGTCCAGCACCCTTATATTTTTCATATAATTCTGCCATAACTTCATCATATTCTTGATTTTCTAATGAGTATCCCATAGCTTCACTCCAACCATCAAGATCTACACCTAATGGATCAAATTTAGTATTGAGCATTTCAATACCTTGAACTCCAAGAAGTAACATCCTTTTAAGAAATGCAACTGATCTATCTGATTGCATCTCATTTTTAACTCTTTCGTATTCATTTTTTATCTCTTCTAAACTGTTATTCATATCTAAATGTAAAGAACTCCATTTTTGTTTTACATTCATTTTACTAAATTTATATAATAACTCACTCTTTTCCATTCTAATTGAATCATTTTGATTTTCTCTTTCTATATATTGCTTTTTGTTTTTATATTTTATAGAACTATCTGTATCAGATAATGATGTTTTACTACTTTCACTAATAGATTTTCTTAATTTTTCAGAAATTATTTCCGTCGAAGATACTTTATTTGATTCTGTAGATTTACGTAATTTTTTTTTATTTGCTAATAATTCTAATTGCGAGATAGATATGTCTTCTGACTCGATTTGTTTTGTTTGTTTTCTATTTGAAGATCGTCTTGAAGAAGTTTTACTAATATTATCTATAGAATCTAACATTGTTATTACTCTCTTATATTAATAAAAATGTTATTTTTAAACAAAACAAACGTAATTAATTACCTCAAAAATTACTTTGTTACAAATTACCACCTAATAATACTTGTGTTACACTTCTATATTGTCTTTCTCCAGTAATACTTTCATTTTTTGGGGTTTCTATTTCATATGGTTGCGAACTTGCATCTCTTAAATAATCTAAATATTGTTGTAATTGTGAAATAACTTTAGGTACAATACTAGTTACTACAATATCGTTTAATCTAGCAACTTCATCTGTATATTTCTTAAATAATTTTTGTTTAGTTTCTTCTGACATTTTTTCATCTATTAACGGTGGATGTGCACTATATTCTAAAAATATACTTCTCATAATTATAAGCAATTCATTTATTGATTGTTTGTCTACAACATAATTTGTTTCCTTGAATACTAAATATTTTATTAAATTTTGTATACTGTTAATATTTTTTTCAGAAAAAAACAAAAATGTTAATAATGTTTCTCCATATAAATTTTTAAATAAATGTCTAGTATTACTCCCAGATAATTTTTTATCATCTACAGTAAATTTATGTATTCCTGGTGATTCCATATTTTCTACATTTTTATTTGTCAATCTTTGACCTCGTAATTGTCTAATTGTCATCAATGTTCTTTCTTCTTTTGGTGTATGTGAATCAGGAGATTCAAAAAAACTAGGATGAAAAATTGGAGCTTGTTCTTTATTTAATTCAATGTTCATTATTTAAAAAGATTAAAAAAAATTTTGGTAATTTATTACTTATAATAAGCTAATAAAAAAAATTAATTAAAACTTATAATTTAATTTAATTTCAACTCATAAAAAATTTTTTTTATCATTTCTATATTCATTCTTTTTTCAGGAATTGGATGTAACATACCCATAAAAAGTTTAAATATTAATAACTCCTGTTCTTTACTGTACCCAAATACAGTTAAACTTTCAAATAATCTAGGATTTAAGTTGTCATATTTTTCTAAATATTTTACATGCGCATCAAAAAATACATCAGATAGTTTTGCACATTCCCATGGCATATAATCATAAATAATATTATATAATACCACTCCCAAACACCAAATATCAACAGGTTTTGCATTATAATATTTGGTTTTATGCATTTCAGGAGGCATATATTCTTCTGTTCCACATCTTCCTATAAACATTTCATCTTCTGTTATTCTTTTTGCAGTTCCAAAATCAATTAATTTAACTACTTCTTTTTCTAATAGTATATTTTCCAATTTTATATCTAAATGCACTATATTATTATTATGCATGTATTCAATACCATCAATGAATTTGTCAAAATATCTTAAATATTTATTTGTATTTTTATCTACACAATTATTTAATATATCAATAAAATCTATTCCTTTGTTATATTCAAATATAATACTTAAACTTTTTGGTTCCATATCAATAGCTTTAATTAGATTAGGATGATCTAAATTATAACATATTGAAAATTCTGTGTCAAAAATTTTATTACATAATCTTGTAATCTCTTTTTCTGATAAATTCATAAATTGATCATTTGATCTAATTAATGTCTTTACTACAAATAATTTATCACAAATTTTCCTTCCTTCACACTCATTTTTACATTGAAATAATTTTACAATAGAAAATCCACCACTTCCTAAAATTTTTTTACATACAGATCTCTTTAAATGTGTTGTATATTTTGTATCCATAACTTTAACTATAGTCTCATTACTACTATAGTTTTTGTTCTCTTCTAATTTATCTACATTAATGTTAGTATTATTCTTAGGAATTATATGTAATAAATCTGAACTATTAGATTCCATAGCGATTGTTTAGTATTTAGTAATTAGTAAATAGTATGAACACTAATTCAATTTTTTATCATCGAACTCACCACCAGAACTTTTATTTTCACCTTCTGTAAATATTTTAGCTATCAATTCAATTATGCCATTTGATTCTATTTTATTTATAAATGGTAAACTTTCTGAACATGCAAATAATGTTGTCATAATTCCAGCTAATGCCTTTGCTTGTGGGTGATTCCCCAAGTTTGGTTTTGTATGTGTTTTTGACTGTGTCTGTGTTTTTAGTTGTTTATTAAAACTATTTTGAAAATTTTGATAATTTTGATAATAATAAAATTTTTGATAATAATTTTTAATAAATCTAATTCGTCTCATTATTTTATTTATATAATTTATATAAAATAAATTCTCAAGTATAATGAATTATGAAAAATCTTTTAAAAATAGAATAGAATCATATTTAAAAGCTGTAAAAAATTATCCAAACGCCTTAAATAATGAATTTATAACAGCACTTGATATCTTAAACTTGAAAAATAATGAAGTTTTATTAAATATTCCTGCAGGAGGAATACCTTTACATAATTATATAAATCCTGAATTGAATATTACATATATTGCTTATGATACACACATAGGATTTACACAATACAAAGATACTGGCATTGATATAAAATATTGTTCATGGGATCATATCCCTTTGCATTCTAATAGCATTGATAAAATAATATGTTTAGCTAGTCTTCATCATTTAACTATAAGCGAACGTAAAGCTGTATATAATGAATTTCATAGACTTTTAAAACCTAATGGAAAACTAATAATAGGAGATGTAATAAAAAATTCTAATCAAGCTTTATGGCTTGATTATTTTGTAGATGAATATAATAGTGGTGGTCATAAAGCCACATTTTTTGATGAAAATGATTCTAGTTTGCTTGAAAAACAAAATTTTAATGTCAATACAATTATTAAATCTTATGATTGGATATTCGATGATCATGAAGATGTTTATTTATTTTGTAAATTATTGTTTGGGTTAGATTTAATAGAATTAACAGATACAAAATTAAAAATAGGCGTAGATGAAATATTAAAATATAAAAATGGAAAAATTCCTTGGAAATTAATTTATTTTATATGCACGCCAAAATTAACAAATTAACTTAATTCCATAAAGACCCTTGATACATTTCAGTTTCCAAATCAAATACTTGATATCCAGCAGCTGGTGTAAATGTAAATTCACTAAAATAAATCAAATCGTTTTCTCCAATATAAAAATCTATTCTTACGAATTCAAATGGTTTAGATAATTTTTTCGCAAGTTTTAACATTAAATCTAATTTTCTAGGTTTTGGAATAATAATGCCAATCGGTGTTTGTGTTGTAGGTGTTTTTAAATTCCAATCAAAATCATAACTGTTTTGTGTTTTTTTATATTTTACACTAATACTAATTGGATTACCATGTATACATCTTATCATATATACTAATGCATCTCCTGTTATTCCTATTACACTATCATTTATTTTTTCTTCTATAAAAAATGTAGGATTAATGTAACTATATTGTTTCTCATTTAATGGATTGAATTTCATATTCCACGAATTTAATCTTTTTATTACATCCTCTATTTTTGTATTTTCACTTATATTAATATTCCAACCAGATCCATGAGCACTTTTTATAATATGATTAATATTTAAATCTTGACAAGATATTCCATCTTGTATATTATTAATAATTTTTATTACTCGTGGAATTTCTATGTCTTCACCACATATTTCTTTAACTATTTTTTTTGCTTCTAACTTATTAACATATTTTGCATAATCTTCATTTAAATTTTTTCCATAAATTTGAATTTTTTTATATATTGGTAATGTATTCCAATCACCCGGCCTCTCCATAAATTATTATTTATTTTATTGATTAATATTATAAATCAATAAAATAATTTTATTAAGTAATTATAAGCGAAATGTTTTCTAAAGACATCTATACTAAAATTATTTATATAATATTAATTACAATTCTACTTTACATTTATAAACCACAAATTTTTTTTAAGCCAAATGGAGAAACTAGAGAATATGGATTAGGATATGATAATTATGGATATACAAAAACATTATATACATTTCAATTTTCAATATTCATAATAGCAATACTACTTTCTATGATTTCTTAATTCAAATAAATTAAATTTATTAATTAATTTACTTGTTATTTTTCTTTTTACTTTTTATTTTTGAAGAGGACTCTCCTAGCTTTGGTGCAACAGAATCTTCGTAAACATATTCTATTTTTGATCCAGGAAATTTTTTTAATAATAATTTAGTTTGTTCTTTTAAATTACTTGAACCTGCTACATTTTGACCATTTATCGACAATGATCCCCAATCTATATATAAATAAAATGGTTCTATAAAATTAACTAAATATTTTTTTCTACTTAATTCTGCTATTAAAAATCTAATACATGAATTAATATCATAACTTGGATACCCTATTAAAATTTTAGGTACTTCAAATATAACAAAAGTTTTATCAGTATGTCTGTTTGTATATATTATTTTGTCTATGCATTTTTTTAATACTATATTAAATATTTCTTGTTTTGAATTGTCTTTTATATTTTTTTCCTGTATTAATGATTCAATACTAGGTATTTTACTCATTTATAATTAATATATTATATTATTTTTAATTTTTATTATTATCACATTTTCTATCAAAATTTATTATATTAGGTAATTATAATCTTTTATAAATATTATAAATGAGTAAATGTGTAATTATATATGGATTTTTATCACTTGAACAAATTGAACAATACAAGGATTATAATATATTATTAATAGAACCCAGAAAAGTAAAAATAGATTATTTAATCAAAAATTTTATAGGAACTATGAAATTTAAAAATGTTCAATTGATTTCAAAAGTTATAACAGATAATAATAATCAAACTCAAGAAAAATTATATTGTCATTCAAATTTAAAATTATCCTTGAATTCAAACTCTGGTTCTAATTTAAAATCAGAATCTGTTTTTACTACTAATTTTCCAAATATAATTTCACAATTTGACATTCTCACAATACAAACTCTTGTACTAAATTTAGATATTGACAATTTAACAAAATGTTTAGATACTCTTGATAATTATAATTATATAATTTCTCATATTTTTATAAATACATCCATATCACAAGTTAATTTAAATACAAATTTACTCTTGCAAAAATTTATTAAAGAATCACATGATTCTCATGACTTTATAAAATATTCTCATAAAAATTTAAATATACCTATACCTAAAATGTGTTTGTATAATTGGAAAGAATTAGATTCATCTAAATATCAAAAAAAATTTGATTTATTTATCAAACAATATAACTTGGACGTTATTTTACCTAACTCTCAAGATTCTAAAATATTAAAAACTCCAACTTATAACCAATGTACTTATGATAATGAAGTCAAAAAAGAAGTTAACTCAAAGCTTATTTATTACCATGATAAATTATTATTTTTTTTAACTAACGTATTCGATAAAACAAATTCAGAAATTTCAGAATCAAATTATGAAATAATATTACAATTTAATCCATGTTATTTACAATCTCATTTTTCATTTCCTATTTTATATCCTATTAAACATGATACATTATATGTAAACAAAGAATATGATATTATTTATGGTAATAAAAATACTATGTTTTTATTATACGAAATGTTAAAATCAGAAGATTTTAATATTTATATTAATACAAAAAGAAACGAAAAATCTGTTCTTTTCAAAATTTTTTCTAAAAAATATTTTTTTGAATACATTTCAAAGATATTTACAATCAAAGAAATTTAGATAATATTATTTAATTTATTCTTTGGAATAGAACATCTTGTAAAAATTTGTTTTAATAAATTATTTTGAATATTCTTATTCATAGTAAATGTTTTATTAATTTTATCTATTTTTTTATTATTGTTATTATATTTTAATAAACTAATTATCATATCAAAATCAAATAATTTTATATAATTATGTCTGTCTCTATATTTATCATTTGAAATTAAAATACATTCATTATTTTTTCTAAATGTATAAAATATATATTGACACAAAAAATCATCTTTATTTTTATCTAAAATATCATTATTATATTTATCTTCAATTATTAGAAAGCTAATATCATATTGTGAATATTTTATTAGAATATCATTTAATATTTTTTCATATTCATTTAATTTTTTCATTATAAAAATAAATGGACTATTTCTTTTAAGACCAACATATTGAATATATTTTGTAAAAAATAATTTGAAAAAATCATAAGTATCTTGTTCTTTATTAAGATGTTTTGTAGAATGGAAATCAACGTTTTCTTTTTTGTATTTTATTTCTCTAAAATCAGAAAATATATTAAGAAAATCTATAATATATATTGGTGTATTTTTTTTAAATTCATCCATTTTTACAAGCGAAGCGACTATTTAATACTTCCAAAAGAAAGGACTTACCTATAATAGTAGTGTAACCTAATTATTTATTCATTTTTTTGTAACATTACCCAAGTTTGAGTCTAAGAAATTAACTTATTTTATTAAAATAGAGTTTTTGATTTTATCTGATAAAAATGGCCAAACTACATTTAATGTTAATCTCATATGCCAACTAGGATTTAACACAACTATTTGTTGAAGTGAATCACTGTATTTATCAGATATTAATTTTGCTAATGATTGTGCAGTTCTAATTTCCAAATAATGTTTTACACCAAATCCATTGCTATCAAACATCCATACCCATGGATCTCCTCTAATTTCTGATAACATATTATCTACGTGTTCTATTACAGTGTCATGATCTTGATATTCAGGTGCTTTTGCAGGACAACTATAAAAGTATTTTGTTTTTTCATTAAAAGAGTCAACGTTTTCTAAAATTTTTTGTTTTTCTTCTCTTGGATTTGATATTCTTTTAAAAGAATAATCATTTAGCGAATTTATTTTATTATTATTTTTTTCCATATTAGATTTTGTAAGTAATCTTAATTCTATAATAATAAAGTAAAAAATAAAAAGTTTACAATTTAATCAAATTCTTAATTTAATTTTTTTAAAATATTTTCTAAATCATCTAACCATAAATCTTTTTCTGTCTTATTTTTCAAGATTTTTACTTCTTGTTTCTTATCATCCCTTTGTTTTGATAATTCTTCTATTTTTTCTTTTGTAAAAGATAAAATTGGCATTCTTACTAAATAATCATAACTTTCTCCAAAGTCAGGATACCCTCGTTCTTCTAATAAAGAATATATATATTCTTTAGATTTTCTATTTATTTCAATTTTGCCATTAATATATTCTTCAATAAATCTTACTTTAGCATCTAATATCGCTAATTCTTTTTTTAATTTATCTAATATATACGTCCTTCTTTTTACATAATAATCAATACGAATATCATAAAAATCTAATAGAATATCATTCACATTTTTGTATTTAGATGGAATCAAATTATCATCAAATAAATACATATTATTTGTATTAAAACTTCGAACTAATTTTAGATCTTTTTCTATTGTTTTAGACTTTATCATTTTTTCTAAATCATCTGCTCTTTTAAATTCTACTATAAAACATATTCCAGTATTTTCATCTGTAGTCTTATTCTTGACATCCTTTAATACAAATTTTGTATTTGTTTTCTTTTTTGTAGCATTCTTATTTCCAGTATTACTGTTAGTTTCAATAAATGATTCTAAAAATTCTTTATATGATGTTACCCAAGTTCCAACTGGTAATTCAGTAATTCTTATTTGATTACTTGCAGTTTTTTCCCATTTTCCTTTTGTAATATATTGTCCAGGTTCAGTTTCTATAATTTCTCCACCAAATCCCCTGAAAAATGGCTTCATTGGTAATGGATCTTTATTTTCTAATATACGTTTAATGTTAGCAATAACATCAAGTGGATTGTGTGGTGGAATATATGTTGAATATCCAGTTCCAATTCCTTCACATCCATTAATAATTGCCATTGGTAATACTGGTAAAAACCATTCTGGTTCTATTTTTTGTCCATCATCTTCTAAATAGTTAAGTAATGGTGAATCAAGATTATTAAAAATAAGTGAAGCAACATTTGATAAATATGTAAAAATATATCTAGGACTAGCTGCATCCTTACCACCATTTAAACGACTACCAAAATTTCCATCAGGAAATAATAAATTAATATTATTTGATCCAACAAAATCTTGAGCCATACCAATAATTGCTTGTTGTAATGATGCTTCACCATGATGATAACTTGTTTCAGCAGATACATAACCAGATAACTGAGCAACTTTTATAGCTTGTGTAATATTTTTATTTAACATATAATATAAAATTTTTCTTTGACTTGGTTTTAGACCATCGCATAAACTTGGAATAGAACGTAAATTATCATAAATAGAAAAGTGAATAAGTTCTTTATGAATAAGATCTTGATAACTTACTTTATTTTCATCTATTTGAATATAACTATTTTTATCATAATTACTCAACCAAGCTTTTCTTTTATCTGTACACTTTATCATGACATCAATATTGTTTTCTGACTCGTCATCAGCCTGTTCCTTTTTAACAGGTTTAATATTTTTATCTTTTTCAAATGCTAATAAAATAGACTCGTCACATTTTTGATTTTTGTAATAATAATCAACTGATAAATTATTAACTCTACGAAAAATATCTTGTGCTTCTTCTTTTTTTGATGTTCCTAATCCTTTGTAATACTTTATATTATAACCATTTGTATTTGTAATTTCTGTCCATTTATTATAATCTTGTTGTGTAAAAAATTCATATACTTTTTTACCTTTAACTGCTTTTACAATCGGTGTCTTTAATGTTTTAATAAAATCTAATTTCACAAGACTTGGCCAAAATGCATGAATATAATTTATAAATAACGCTTTAATATGTGATCCATCCACATCTGAATCTGTAAGTAACATAATCTTACCATATCTAAGATCAGATGTATTATTGTATTCTTTTTCTTGTTTTAAACCAACAATTTGTTTTACATTATTTATTTCTTCATTTCCTACCAGTTGTTGGACTGTTGCATCACGAACATTTAAAACTTTTCCCTTTAAGGGATAAATTCCCCATTTTTCTGGACCAACAACTGAACGTCCCCACATAGCAAATGTTTTCGCACTATCTCCTTCTGTTAATATCAAGGTACATTCATCTGATTTATTTGTTCCAGCCCAAAGAGCATCTTCTAATTTAGGAATATATACTTTATTTTTCTTTGATCCATCTGTCTTTTTTGCTAAATCCATCGTTTCTTTGAGTTTACAAAATTCAACTATTTCATCTATAATCTGTGATTTCCAAAGTCTATCGATAAATTTATCAGATACTTCTATTTTACATCCAAAATCTTTTGATTGGGTAGTTAATTGTTCTTTTGTTTGACTAGTAAATTGTGGATTGACTACTGTTGCTCTTAAAAATAAAAACAATTTATCTTTAATTAAAACTGGTTTGATGTCTTTGAGTTTCTTTTTAGTTTCTAAAAGATTTTTAAGTTTATTTGTAATCTGATAAGTAATATGATCTACATGTTTTCCACCTTGATACGTAGAATTCCCATTTACAAAAGACACTTGTTCAAACTTATCCGATGGAACAATAATATATTCCCATATAAATTCTATATTATTAATCTTTTGTATATTACCCTCATAAAATGTTTTAAACTCATAAGATTCATCAAAATAATATTTAACATAATCAGATAATCCTTTACCCTTTAGTTTTTCTCCATTTAGAAAAATACTCACGTTTTTATTTGTACATGCAAGACAATCATATACTCTTTTATTAATCAACCCAATCGTATCTTGTTCTAACCCTGACATATTAAATCTCTGATAATCAGGTAAAAATGTAATTTTTGTATAACTTTTACCAGAATTTTTTGTCACTTTTGGCTGACTTTTAGTTTCCATATTATTTGTATATTCTTGGATAAATTTTAATCCTGTATCAGAATCAATGGTCTCTATTATAAATTTTTTACTATAAATATTTGTTAATTTGACACCAATACCATTTACACCTGCTCCAATTCTTTTCTGTGAATCATCATAATTTGAAGAACTTAATAAATGACCGAAAATTAATTCTGGAACATATAAATTATGTTCTTTATGAATTACTACAGGAATACCTTTACCTGTATTATAAACTGAAATTTCTCCAGTATTGATATCGTAATCTAACTTTATTTTATCAACAGTATCATCTCTTGCAGTATGATCTAAAGAATTTGTCAAAACTTCATCAAAAATTTTTAAAAATCCTGGGCTATATTCAACCATTTTTTTAATCATTTTATTAGTTTCTTTGTCAAATACCCACATTTCTTCTAATGTTTTTTTGATTTCTCCAATATACATATTTGGACGATGTAATATATGCTCTCTTTGCGATAGCTTTTTATACGTTTCTTCAATTGTCTTTTTTTTAGACATTCTTACCTAGTGATATAATTAAATATTTACTTGTATGTAGTATATAAATATTTCAATTTTTAATTAAATAAAATAATTAGTTAGTTTATTTAATTAACTTTGAGTCACTTTGATAAAATGCTAGATTTCACTAGAGAAAATAAAGAAGACAAAATCACAACTAAGTGACTTTTCAACAATGAATACCTTTATACAAATATTCAGTTTTTTGATTTTGTAAATCTAAATCGTATAATATAATAATATTATTAATTGCATTAAATTGTTCTATTTCTTTTTGTAATCTTTCTTCATTGTTTTTTTTATTGTTTGGGAAATAGCTAAACTTTTCAGATAAATAAATAATAATATTTTTAATAAAATTAAACATTATTATGATGTTGTTATTTATTAAACTTATTATTATTATTCAAGTTCAGGGAATAATTCACTTTTTTAATAATAATTTTTGTTAACACGCCTTATTCTGGAACTTTTTTTGTAATCTTAAAATAAGAAAGACATTGGCAATGCCAAAGCCAGTTATTAATAATAAAATCATTTATCAAAATGTATACGGAAGATTAACTGAAATTAGTAATTTTGTAAATCAAGGAGTTACATCAGGTGATTCTCCAACTTTTGCAAACTTGCAAATAACAGGTGATACAACAATAGAAGGTAATTTATATGTAGAAGGTAATACATCAATTCTTGATACAAATGTAGTTGAAATTGAAGACAATATTATATTAATTAATCGTTTAGAAACTGCAAATGGCGTAACATTAAATCAAGCTGGTATAGAAGTTGAACGTGGTACAGCTGAAAATTACAGATTTGTATTTAACGAAAGCGATGACACATTTAGAATTGGTGTAATTAGTAATACTCAAGCTGTAGCAACAAGAGAAGATACACCGTTATCTAATGGTATAATGATTTGGAATAATTCAACAAAAAGATTAGATTCAACAAATATTATTCAAAATAATATTACTTTTAATTCTACAACAAATTCTGAAAGTAGCACTACAGGATCATTAATGTTAAATGGAGGATTAGGAATAAAACAAGATATTTTTACTGAAGGAACTATATATTTAAGAGGTAATTCACACTCTAATAAAAGCAGTATTTATACTACAACTAATAATTTATATATTACAAGTCCCGGAGATACTCATCTAACAGCAACTAAATTTCATATTCCTGTCAATTCAACATTAAATTTTGGAAATACTGGACAAAATATATCTGCAGATAATTCTAATAATTTAATTTTAGCATCTAATAACGACATTAATTTAAATTTATCATTTGGAAAACGTATTCGAGTTCCTAATCAAATCCCTATAACATTTTCTACAGTAAATGAAAAAATATATACAGATGATTCAAATAATATGGTAATTACTGGGGCTCAAGACATAAAACTAGTACCAGGAATAAATAAATATGTTAGTTTACCTATAAATTCATATTTGTCATTTTATAATACATCACAAAAAGTATACGCAAATATTGCAAATGACTTATTTATTGAATCTGGAAATAATATTTATATAAGACCAGATGTTAATCAAAATATTATATTACCAGTAGATACAGGAATAAAATTTGGTAATTCTGGATTACAAAGAATATCTGGTAATAATTCAAATCAATTAACTATAGAATCACAAGATAATTTAGAAATTCGTAGTAATTCTAAAATTATATTTATAGAAAATAAACCAATTCAATTTGGTTCCAATAATTCGAATTATATTAAGGGAACTGGAGGAAATATTTATTTTAATGCTGGCACATCCATTACTATAGAAGCTACAAGTGACTCATCTAATATTAATAGTGGTGCACTTATTGTTAATGGAGGAGTTGGTATACAAAAAAATTTACATGTCGGTGGTGATTTAGTTGTAAATGGAACAACTGTAACTCTAAACACAGAAACAATTACTGTAGAAGATAACTTAATTATTGTAAATAGTGCACCACAAAGTCTTGCAGATGGTGGGTTATTAATTAAAAGATATTCTGATGGTATATCTGACACAACTGGTAATATTTTTGCTGGTATGTTTTATAAAGAATCAACAGATGAATTTACATTTGGATATACATCTGTTAGTTCTAATATAATCGTAAATGTTACTGAATATATTCCATTAAGAGCAAAAGAATTATATTTAACTAGTTCACAAGATGTAACTAATTTTTCATCTTCAAGTTTGGCTACATTAGGTGGAGGTTATATTCATAAAAATTTGATTGTAGGACAAAATATTACAACAAATTCATTGTTTGTAAATTCTAATATTAATTCATCTAATATTATATCTACAACTATTACTTCTGGAAATATTAATGTTACATCAACTACAAATTCTACAAATGTTTCAAATGGAGCTGTTGTCATATCTGGTGGATTAGGTATTAATAAAGATTTACAAATTAATGGAAAAATATATAGCAATAATACAACATCTTCAACTTTTTCTGATGGTGGAGTTTTGATTTCATCAGGTCTTACCATCTTAAATTCAGTAAATTCCACAAATAATTCATCTGGTGGTGCACTAAGTGTAGTTGGTGGTGCTGCAATAGGAGGAGATTTATATGTTTCTGGTGAACTTATAACTAATGAATTGCAATTAAATAACTTGACATTAACTGGAACATCAGTATCTAATAATTATTCAACTGGAACTATTATTTCTTTTGGAGGTATAACTATTAATAATACTAATAATGCCAACAGTGTTACTAACGGAGGAAGTTTATTATCATCAGGTGGAGCAAGTTTTGCTAAGGACGTTTATATTGGTGGAAAAGTAGAATCATCTATTGTTAAAGCAATTGATAATTTAGAATTCTCATCAAATGGCTTCGTTCAAACTATTACTAATACAAACGGAACTAGTTTATGGAAGTATTTTGGAAAATTAAATGATGATTCTACAAGTTATTGTGATATAAACTTTGTATATGGTGCTAATGAAACAAATTCTGCTAATCCCAAACTTTTTGGATTACATTTAACTTGTTCTATTAATGGAACAAATAATTCATTTTCCTATGAAGAAACTGGAAATATATTAGAAATCGATAATTCAAATAAACTAGCTTGTTATATTTATAAAGATAATTTAAATAAGTTCCATTTATTTGTTAGATTACCAGCCAATTCTTCATCAAATGTTTTTTGCAATTATAATTCTGACACTAAATTTATTCCAATTAATGAAGGAACAGGTTCATTTCCAAATGGATCATCAAGTGGATATAATAATTTAACATGGACTTTGTCATTTAATACTATAGAAAATACTAGTAATTTTAATTATAAGATAGGAAATTTAATATCACAAGGTGATACAGTAAAATTTGCTGATAACTTTCCTATTATTGGATTTAATACTACAGAAACTCAATCTAGAAATCTTGGTTCTCTTTATCAACGTTATCAATTGTCAAATGATACAAATACTGGAGATGTAATTTCTGATACACATAAATTTCAAGATACTTTACCAGATCAATCATCAGCAAATTCTACTCAAATTAAATTTAGTAATTCTGCAAATGCAACTGACAATTTTTATAATGGATGGTGGATAAAAGTTAATACTGGATTTAATTCAAATCAAGTAAGACAAATTGTTAACTATAATGGATCACAAAGAGTTGCAGAAATAGATTCTGCTTGGACTTCTACAAATCCATCTGAAAATGATACTATCTCTTTATATAATAATCATTATGTAGCCACATATTATGATGAAACAGATGATACATTTAAATTTGGTTATACAACATTTGATAATGAAAACAACATTGTAAAAAAACATCAAGACGTTGGTATACAAGCTGCTAATATACATTTGAGTAATACAACAATATCTAGTAATTCTACATCAGGTAGTTTTACTTTACTTGGAGGAATAAGTATTAATAATACACAAAATAGTTCAAGTTCTACTTCAGGAGGAACTTTTACTACACTTGGTGGAATGGGAGTTAGAAAATCATTAATAGTTGGTGATAATATAGCTATAGGTACAACTGAATTAAATCCTAATAATTCATTATTAATTAAACAAAATACAGCTAGCATAAAACTAGAAAACAATGCTAACGATTCATCTTTTGTAGAATTTTCAGAAGACTCATCTAACAATAAATTTAGTTTATTAAGTGACAGTCTTAATAATCAATTTTCAATAGCTTGGAGTACAACAAATCAAACACCAAATAATTCTTCAAAAGCATTAACTATTAATGACTCTGGATATATTGCTATTAATACAACATCTAATATTAATTCTCCTTTAACATTAAATACTAACAATTTTATCTCAACAAATGATAATACTGGTTATATTGGTATAGTTTCTGGATCTAGTAACACAGATGATTCAAGTGTTGGATCTAGATTAGTATTATATGGAAATTCTAATATATCTGATGCAGGAAATATCAAGTTTTATTCTGGAACAACTGGTTCTATTATATTTAATACAAATGATACTAATCGTGTTATTATTAATAATAACGGATCAATTAATTTTTCTTCAACAATACCTGCTTCTAATTCAACAACAGGTTCAATTATAGTATCTGGAGGAATTATAATTAATAGTACAGAAAACTCTACCAGTATTACTTCTGGTGGTGGCATTACTTTAGCTGGAGGCGCAGCTATTAAAAAGGATACTTATATAGGAGGAGATCTTTATGTAACTGGTAAAATAAATTCATCTGGATCAGTTTTTACTCCTTCTATTTCATTTTCAAATACTACAAATTGTTCTATTACAACTATTTCCAATCAAAAATTAATTATTTTATCTGATCAAGCTATTTTGTCATTTTCAGTTAATGTTATTCCTACAGTACAAAGTTCTAATTGTCAATTCGACTTTTCTATTCCAAATAGAATAAATCCATTTTCAAATAGAGTAGAATTAAATTGTGCTGTTAGTGGTTATGTTGATGATGATGATGTTGTACCATTATTTAATACATTTGGAGCAGCACAAAAAAATACACCAAGAGGTTTTATAAAATTTCAAAGTACATCAACAGGTATTCACTATATTTCTGTAATTTGTAGATATACAATCGATTAATAAATCTAAGTTGATTTTTATTTTTTTTATTTATAAAAAAAAATAAATTAAATCACTCGTAATAATTTTTTATTTTCCAGTTGATCCAAATCCTCCAGATCCTCTAGTAGTACTTCTTAATTCGTCTACTAATTCAAATTTTATAGGACATAAATTTGGAGCAACTAATTGAACATATCTTTCGCCTCTTTTAATTGTAAAAGGTTCACTAGAAGTATTATGAAGTGGAGCTTTTAATTCACCTGTGTATCCTGCGTCACATAGTCCAATAGAATTTGCAAGACGTAAAGGTGTTTTAGAAATACTACTTCTGGGAAACATCATATAACTATAATAATGTCTATTCCATGAAAAAATATTGTTTTTTGACATCAATTGACATTTAATACCTAATCCAACTAATTTAGTTTCTCCTGGTAAAATTTCAATGTCATCAACCATAAAAATATCTAATCCAGAATCACCTTCATGATATGTCGAATGATTTTGATACATATCTACATTATCTGGATTAATAACACAAATTTGAAAAATTTTATAAGACATTTTTAAATTTTATAGTTTAATAAAATTTTCATTTTTTATTGTTTCTAATTTCTATTCAAATATACTAAATTATTCTTGGTTTCTTTTTTATAACCATTTATTGTATTTTTACTTGATAATTTATCAACTAACCGTATCATATCTTCCATTTTATTATTCGGATACATATCTAAATAATGATTTAATACACCAACCATAATAGGTGTAGCCATACTTGTTCCACTATACACAGCACTATTTCCATCAGGAATAGTTGATTCTATATCTACACCAGGTGAATAAACATCAGCACAGTTTCCCCAATTACTAAACCATGCTCTATTATCATCTTTATCACTAGCCATTACCGTTAAAATATTTTTAGCTCCTGCAGGAGATACTTTACACGCATCTTGATTCTCATTTCCTGCAGCTACAACTACATAAAAATTATTATCCTTTACACATGTTTCAACTGCTCTATTTAATGCTTGTGAAGTTCCACCACCCAATGACATATTTATAATACTTTTTACAGTCTTATTACTCCGTTTAGATTTTTCTAAATGTTGATTATATACCCATTCTATTCCCTTTATAACACCAGACAATGAACCAGAACCTCTACAATCTAAAACTTTTACTGCATACATTTTTGCATCAACACATACACCAAATTTTTGAGACCCAACTAATCCTGCAACATGAGTTCCATGGCTCTGACAATCAAAATTTTTATCATCAACAAAATTTGCTCCCCATTCTACTCTTCCTTTAAATTCATCATGAGAAATATCAACACCAGTATCAACAATATATGTGCTTATATCTACATTTTCATTTTGATGACAACTTCCTTTTGTATTATATTTATAAGTATTATTTAATGGTAAATTTCTTCTAATAATTCTATCTAAATGCCAAGGAATCATTTCTGGATCAGATTTTGTAGGTAAAATATAATTTACTTTATATTCTTCTGTTTCTCTATAAAAATTTGGAATATTAATTACCTTATCTTCTTCAATATCATATATTTCAGATAAACTTTTATAATTTTTCATTAAATTACTATACGAAATAGTATAAAATGTTAAAGAATTTGAAATTGTAGCTAATTTATCTAATGAAAAAA